TGTAACATCTGCTGGTAGAAACAATGAGTTAGCTTACCAAGTAGCTAAAGCTGCGAAAGAGTTAAAAAGAGATATGGAAACTGCTCTTTTATCTAACAATGCTAAAGTTGCTGGTGATGCTAGTACTGCAAGAGAATTAGGTGGAGTCCAAACTTGGATCGAAACTAATGTTGATGCAGGTGCTGGTGGTTCAGGTGCTGGTAATGGTGCTGCAAGAACTGATGGTACTCAGAGAGCATTTACTGAGGATCAATTAAAATCAGTTCTAAGACAATGTTATGATGAAGGTGGAAATCCAAACATGATTATGGTTGGTGCTTTCAACAAACAAAAACTGTCTGGCTTTACTGGTGGTTCAACTAGATTTGACCAAGCAGAAGACAGAAGATTAGTTACATCTATTGATGTGTACGAAAGTGACTTTGGAACTTTACAAGTTGCTCCGAACAGATTTATTAGAGGTGCTAATGCGACTGCTGCTAAAGTTGGTCAAGATGCTCTAATTTTAGAGATGGACTACTGGGCAGTTTCTTTCTTAAGAGATTTCACTCTACAAACTCCAGCTCAGACTGCAGACGCAGATCAGAGATTCATGTTAGCAGAGTACACTCTTGAGTCTAGAAATGAAAAAGCAAGTGGTGCTGTTTTTGATTTAACAACATCATAATAAATAATTTGTGGTGGGGGAGAAATCCCCCATCATATTCAATTAACAATTTTGTTTGGACTTTGAAGATTTCTTTGAATTCGGAACGAAGCAAATAAAAAGGATAAAAAATGAGAACACTAAACGATTATTTTATAACTGCTGAGATTGAAGATATTTCTACAGCTTCATCAACTTTTGTTGCTATCCCTGATGGTGGAAAAGTAGTTAAAATTTTAACTGCTTTACAAGGTGCTATTTCAGGTGCTAATGCAGCTATTACTTTTGAAGTTGGTGGAACTGCTATGACTAACTCAGCGATTACAGTTGCATACTCAGGTTCTGCTGCAGGTGATGTAGATACATCTGAGCCAAGTGCTGCTAATAATGTTAGCGAAGGTGGAACTATCGAAATGATTACTGATGGTGGTTCAACTGGAACTGCAAAACTTCTTGTTACTTTTGTTATAAGAAGATAATATTAATAAGGGGGATATTACCTAGCGGTATTTCCCCCTAAACTAATTTAAGGAGATAAAATGGCTATGAATTATGCTTTAAGACCAGGAACTACACAAAAAGTTTCACCTTCAGGTTCATCTGCTGCAACTGCAACTGCATTTGGTACACAAACTGAATATGTAAGAGTAGCTGCTGATGCTGATGTTCATATTGTTTTTGGTGCAGCACCAACTGCTACAGCAAACGATATATTTTTACCTGTTGACCAACCTGAAATTTTTAAAGTTTCACCTGGTGAGAAAATGGCTGCGATTGGAACTGCAAATGTTTCAGTTACCGAACTATCTAGCTAATGGCTAAACAAAAGTTTGTTCATTATGTTCCAAGAGAAAAACCTCCTAAACGACCAGGAGTTCACAAAAAGCGAATGAACAAAAATGAAAAACGAATGAAGAAGAAGTCAAGATACAGAGGTCAAGGTAGATGAAAAAAGATATTGAAATAGATGGTTTGAAAAAAACTACCTACATGAAAGATGACATGGATGGTAAAATTGTAACCAAAGAAGAAATCAATATTACTCCTCACTTGCAACACAATAAAAGATTATTAAACCTTAATGATGGGTATAATAAATCTAGGGATATGAAAAGAGTAGCAAGTATTCCAACTATTGCTTTGCAAGTTTGGGCAAAAGAATATAATGGTACTAATAACTGGTTTGGTTTGCCAAAAGAAACCCAACAGAAAATATTACAAAAAAAACTAAATAGTAGTGAGTTTAGATACTTTAGAACTGCAGAAGGTAAAATATAATGGCACTAAATACTTATTCAGCTTTAAAAACTTCAATTGCAAATTGGTTAAACCGATCTGATTTAACTTCAGAAATTTCTGGAGATTTTATTGTACTTACAGAAAAAGACTTTAATTCTAAATTAAGAATTAGAAAAATGATAACTCAGACTACAATTACTGTAGATGCTGAAACAGAATCTTTACCATCAGGATTTTTACAAGTAAGAGATTTTTATATTTTAAATGGTGGAACTAAATACGCATTAAATTATATTACTCCAGCACAAATGGATCAGATTAAAGGAGGTTCTATGACTGGACAACCTTCTTCTTATACAATTTTAGGAGATACTTTTAGATTTGCACCAAGTCCTGCTAGTGCATACACAGCTTATTTAAATTATTATAAAGAGTTTGATCCTTTATCAGATTCAAATACTTCAAATTATATTTTAGCAAATCACCCTGCAATTTATTTATATGGTTCATTATATCATGCTGCTAATTTCTTAGGTGGTATTGAACCGAATCAAACAGGTCAGTGGGAAAAAATGTATCAAACAGCTTTAGAACGATTAGAACGAAATGATAGAGAAGATCAGTATGGCAACGCACCTTTACAACAACGATCTGATGTAACAGTTGCATCTGCATTTAGTGATAGCTCAAGAATTTCTGTAACTAATAATACTTAGGAAATTAAATGCAAATACCTTTTGGAGAATGGCTACCAGATCAACCTGAACATCTTAATCCAGGTGCAAATATTGCAAACAATGTTTATTTTGCAACTCAATCTTATAAACGATTTCCTTCCTTAGTTAATTATTCATCTAATAATATTTCTACAGATAGTAGAGGAGCTGGATCTTTTAGAGATAATGCTAATACTGTATTTAACTTTGTAGCTAACAATACAGATATTTACCAATTAGAAGGTGGAACTTTTACTTCAAGAAAATCTAGTTTAACAGGTGGCAACACAGATTTTTGGACTTTTACTCAATTTGGTAATTATGTTATTGCAAGTAATGGTGTAGATACACCTCAATATTATTTAATGGGAACATCTACTAACTTTGCTAATCTTTCATCTATTGTTACATCAGGAACATTACCAACATTTAGAGTATCAGGAGTTATTAGAGATTTCTTAGTTACTGGAAATCATTCAAACGCATCAAATAGAATTCAATGGTCAGGGATTAATGATATTGCTACTTGGGAAAGTGGTACTAAACAATCGGACTTGCAAGACTTACCTGGTTCTGGTGGACAAATTGTTGCCATAACTTCTGGAGAGATAGGTTATGTCTTTAGACAAAATCAAATAGTTCGATTAGACTATGTTGGAGGTGCAACAGTATTTAGATTATCAGTTATCTCACCAAACAGAGGAGCTGTGTATGGAAGAACAGTTTGCCAAGATAATCGTAGAGTATTCTTTTATGCAGACGATGGATTCTTTGAAATTAATGGCGACCAAGTAATTCCAATCGGTGCAGAAAAAGTAAATCGTTATTTTGATACTGATTTAAACAAAGCCTTTTCTGACAGAATATGTGCTGCAGTTGATCCTTTTAATCAATTAGCTTTATGGTTATATCCATCAGCATCGAATACATCTAATACAACTGGTATTTGTGATAAGATTTTAATTTATAATTATGCAACTCAAAAATGGTCAACTGCTACTGCTAATGCTAGTACCATATTCTCACAATTCGTTGGTGCTTATACTGTAGAGTTAATGGATATTATTTCAGAAAACTTAGAAAATATTAATATTGCATTAGATACCGACTTTTGGAATGGTGGACAATTATTGCTAGGTGCTATAGATAACAATTATAAAGCTGCTATTTTTTCTGGAACTGCAAACGAAGGTGAGATAGAAACTAGAGAATTAGAGTTGTTTCCTGGACTAAGATCGAATATAATTGGTATAAGACCTATAGTAGATGCAACAGCTACAGTTACTATTAAAACTAGAGATCGTTTAGCTGATACTGTAACTGAGTCTAGTTCGGTGAGCATGAACTCAACAGGAATTAACCCAGTCAGACAATCTGGCAGATATATTAAGGTAAATGTTAAAATACCTAGTGGAGGTGTTTGGAAGGATGCTCAAGGAATTGATCTAGTTGCATCAAGAGGAGGGTTGCGATGACCGATAAAACTGATATAGATAATGTTAGATACAGTTTTGAAACTCAAGAGTTTTTCCAAAGACAAATTGAGGAAGCAATTAACGCATTGATAAATGAAAAGAACCAAGAGAACAATAAAGCATTTGCTTGGTTCATAGGAGATTAAAGTGGCAGGTATAAAAGATTATTCAACAACGAATTTAAACAACACATCATTAAATGGTATCTCAGTTGCAGAAGGGATGTTACCATCTAATTTAAATAATGCCATTAGAGCATTAATGGTTAATACTAGATCATGGTATAACGATTCTCAATGGGTAGAATATGGTGATGGAGATGGAGCTTATACTGCAACTTACGCATCAGCTACTTCTTTTACAATCGCTGGTGTTGATGTTACTCCAATTTACCATGAAGGCAGAAGAATTAAATTAACTGCAACAACTCCTGGTACAATTTATGGAACAATTAGTTCTTCAACTTTTTCAACAGATACTACAATCAATGTAACTTGGGATAGTGGTTCATTATCTAATGAAGCTATCTCTAATGTTTATATTGGTGCTTTATCTAAAACAAATAATTCTTTTCCAACAGGTGTAATTGCTACTGCAACTTTAGCAGATGGATCTGTTACTACAATTAAAATTGCTGATAGTGCAGTTACTACTGCAAAGATTAATGATGCTGCTGTAACTAATGCTAAACTAGGTGCAGATTCTGTTAATGGTTCTAAGATTGCAGATGATAGTATTGATTCTGAACACTATGTAGATGGTTCAATAGACACAGCTCATATTGCAAACTCACAAATTACAACTGCTAAAATTGCAGACAGTAATGTTACTAATGCAAAACTTGCAACTGATTCAGTAACAACTGCTAAAATTACTAATTTAAATGTTACATCAGGCAAAATAGCTGATGCTAGTATTACTAATTCAAAGATAGCATCTGATGCTGTTGATGGAACTAAAATAGCTGATGATAGCATAAACTCAGAACATTATGTAGATGGATCTATTGATACACAACATATTGCTGATTCTCAAATTACTACTGCAAAGATTGCAGATTCAAATGTAACTACTGCCAAAATTGCAGATTCAAATATTACAACTTCTAAAATAGCTAATGATGCTGTTACTGCTGACAAAATTGCAGATGCAGTTATCGTTACTAATGCTGAAGCATCAGGTCATACTCCTAATGATACTACATTCTTTACAACATCAGCTTCTGATGGCAGATACTTTAGACAAGATAGTTCTGAAACAATTTCATCTGGAGATACTTGGTCTGGTTCAGATTCTTATATTGCAACTACTGCTGCTATTGATGCTAGAATAATTGATCTAGTAGATGATGTAGGTGGTTTTGTAGCTATTGCTAATGAAGATTCATTCCCAACTACTAATCCAGATATTAATGATGGTACAGGTACTATTGTATCAATCGCTGATGCTGGAGGTATGACTTATAATACTGGTACTGGAGTTTCAACAGATGCTCAAACAACTGCTGGTGCTACTGTAACTATTAATTCTATTCCAGCAGGTATTGGCAGTCCTATACCTAATGGTTATGGAATGTTGGTAGAAACTACCTCAACTTTAAATACTTATACTTTTCATAGATTAGTTCCTATTGCAACTGAAGTAACAACTGTTGCTGGTATATCAGGAGATATAACTACTGTTTCAGGAATTAGTGCTAATGTAACGACTGTTGCTGGAATATCTGCTGATGTTTCAAGTGTAGCTGCAATAGATACAGATGTAAGTGCTGTAGCTGCTATTGATACTAATGTTACAACTGCTGCAAACAATATTACCGATATAAATACATTTGCAGTAAGATATAGAATTGGTGCAACTAACCCTACTACTTCATTAGATGAAGGGGATTTATTCTTTAATACTACTGACAATGAATTAAAATTTTACAATGGTTCTGTTTGGTCAACTATTCAAGGTGGAATATCAAATGTTGTAGATGATGTAACCCCACAACTTGGTGGAAACCTAGACCTAAACTCAAACGATATAACAGGCACAGGAAACATTGATAATGTAGGAACAATCACTACAGATGGATTAACTGTTGCTGGTAATGTTAGTGTAGATGGTGGCACAATCAAACTAGATGGTAATTATCCTGTAGGTACAAGTAACGTAGCTTTAGGTGATAATTCCTTATCTAGCGGCTCTTTAACTGGACTGCAAAACACTGCTTTAGGTAGTGACGTAATGGTTGCTAATACAAGCGGCAATAGAAACACAGCAGTTGGTTATCAATCTTTAGACGCAAACACTAGCGGAAGTGACAACATTTCGTTTGGTAGAAGAACTTTAAGCTCAAATACCACAGGGAATAATAATGCAGGATTGGGAACTCAATCTTTATTATTCAACACTACTGGCAGTAGTAATACTGCTGTTGGCATTAACGCTTTACTGTCTAACACCACAGCTTCTAATAATACAGCAGTTGGTCATCTATCTTTAAATGCTAACACAACAGCAGAATATAACACAGCAGTAGGTTCTAATTCTTTAACAGTTAACACAACAGGCTGTTGGAACACAGCAATAGGAGCATACGCACTATATTATAATACTACAGGTTGTTATAATACAGCAGTAGGTTTAAATGCTTTATTATGTAACACCACAGCAAATGATAATACAGCAATTGGTAAATGTTCTTTAAGGTCTAACACAACAGGTACATCTAACGTAGCATTGGGTACAGATTCATTAAGAAATAACACAACAGCAAATAACAACACAGCAGTAGGTTATCTAGCACTTTGTTCTAATACGACAGGATACACTAATACAGCATTAGGTGTATCATCTTTATGTTCTAATACTACAGGATTATGTAATACAAGTGTTGGAGGATATTCTTTAACTGCTAATACAACAGGAAGCAATAATATAGCTTTAGGTTCACAAACTTTAAGAGCAAATGTTAGTGGTAGTCAAAATACTGCTATTGGAGAAAGGTCTTTATGTAATAACACAGCTTCAAACAACACAGCAGTAGGTTATCAATCACTTTTTGCTAATACTACAGGTACTAATAATGTAGCATTAGGTTATGCTTCACTTATTTGTAATACGACAGGTTCTGGTAATACTGCAGTTGGTTTATGGTCGCTTAGACAAAATACAATAGGTACTGAGAACACAGCAGTAGGTAAAGAGGCATTATCTAACAATACAGAAGGAAGTTGTAATATTGCTGTAGGACAACAATCTTTATCATATAATACGACAGGTTTTCGTAATGTTGCTATAGGACAAAGAGCATTATTTTGTAATACGACAGGTAATTGTAATATTGGAATAGGTCAAGCATCACTTTGTGCTAATACGACAGGTTCTAAAAATGTTTCTGTAGGTGCATTCGCATTTACTTTTAATACGACAGGTGAAAATAACGTAGGTATTGGTTATCAAGCATTGCGTTCCAACACCACAGCTAATAACAACACAGCAGTTGGTTTTCAATCACTTTATGCTAATACGACAGGTGCAAACAATACTGCAATGGGATTATGTTCTTTAAGAGCTAATACTTCAGGTAATTGTAATATTGCTATGGGTGTAAGT